CTGGTTGTACATCAAATTGATTAAAGGCGTTTTCAGCCTCTTTCGGAGCGTCAAATCTGTCAAAAACATTAGACATATTACTTCTTCCCTAAATATTGTTTAGACGCACCCTCTCCATACTTAGCATCAAACTGAGTAGCTAAAGCTGGATTTGATAACAGTAATGTAATTGCTTGCTCTGGTGGTTTCGGCAACATTGAGCGTAAACTTTGCTCAGTCCATTGCTTTTCAAAACCTGCTAGATTCTGATTCTTTAACAAGTATTGTTCCGCAGCGTCGGCTTTGTTTACGCTTAATTTAGCTCTCTTCTCCAAATAATTCAAAGTAGCACTAATTGCTTGGAGTGGGTCTTTAATATCAGCCGCTGCAGATACTGCAAACTGTAAGTCAACAGTAGATGGGTTTGCACCGTATTGTTTAATACCTTGAGCAATAATGCTTTTTAGTGCTTGTTCTAAATTACGAGTCCCAGCAACTTGTTCGGTATTAATTCCTAATGGCGCTAATTGTGTATTTAATCCACGAATAAGTGCCGGAAGTCCTTGACCTACTACAGCACTAGGTAAGTTTTCTCTAGCTTGAGCAATTAAAGATAGCTGACCAGACGCTGCGCCAGCTTCTGTACGAACTTTTTTTAATGTTTCTGTATCAGCGGCTTCAAATGCCTTTCCACGAGTATCCATTACATTTCTAGCATCAATACTGGTCTTCTGACTAAAGCGACTATACGGCTCACCTACTCTTGCAATAATGTTTCCGTCTTTATCAACTACAGCTCTTTGTATCAATTCCGGATTGTTAGGAACGCCAATTTCTTTAATCTCACGACCCATCAATCGAACTTCTTCTTGTGTCTTTCCTAATGTCGCACCTCTCTGAACCTGCGCTTGCGCCAACATTATCGCCTGTCTAGCTCCAGCCGCATCTCCATTTTGATTTAAAAACTGTGCGTATTGTATTAAACCTTGTGGAGTGTTAGTATCAAACTGTTTACGAGCTTGTTCTCTAACTGAAGCAAGCTGTACAGTTGGGCTTTCAAAACCACCCGCACCACGCAGTTCTTGACCAGCGGCAGTCCCAAACATTCCAGCTAAACCAGAAAGCAACGCTAGAGGATTCTGACCCGCCCCTCCGCCACTGTATCGTTTAAAAGCAGCTTCCTGCTGAGCTTGCCGTTCAGCTTCAGCAACAGCTAGTGTATTAGAAAATAACCCCGCAACTGTACTTAACTCTTCTTTGTCAAACATATCTGCCATGATTATTCCTTATAACCAATTAATTATTCGTTCACCAGCTTGCTGTAGGTAAGGATTTACGCCGCTAAATAATCCTTGAAACTGACCTAACTGACCGGTAGCGCCATAAGTTGTTCCTTCAAGCTGTGTCTTAGCAGCGCCTCTAGCACCAATTAATCCTAACTCACCTACTCTACCTCCCGCTGTAGCAGCTTGTGTGCCTAAACCAGCGCCTAATGTAAACGGCTGCTGTGCCATTGTCTCTAAAGCACCAGCTTGAGTAAACAGATTAGTACCAGTAGCAATACGCTTATTCAACAAATCTTGAGCATAAGTAGGTGCGTTAGCGGCTAAAGTAGCATCTTCTCTAGCAAGTGCATTGTAGTATGCCGCCATCTCAGGATTAGTCTGCATTAAACCAGTAGAACCGGGTGTGTAGCCTGCTACAGTTCCGCCAGTAGCAAGACCGCCTGTGCCACGCTGGAACTGACGATTACGCAATTGCGCTAGTTGCTGTTCACGGCTTGGTGCTAATAATCCACGCTGTTGTTCAAGATATTGTTGTTGTAATGCGGCTGTGTCTGCCGTTGTTGGCAGTGCTTCAGCACCAAGACCAAACAAACGCTGACGCTGTGCGGCTACTTCAGGAGTGGCTGTGTATCCAGCAGAAGTTAACTGTCCTGTTATTGGGTCGAATCCAAAGTTAGATTGACCAAATGCAGTAGTAACTCCAACCGGTTTAAATGTAGCAGCAGCTTCGGCTCTACGAGTTGCGTCTAGTTGTTGTTGTGTGGCTTGCTGTGATGCAGACAATATTGCTCGACGAGCTGCATCAGACAAGAAATAGTTAGCACCAGCACCGAGTAAACCGCCTTGTGTGCCGGTACCGCCAGCTCCAGCGCCGCCAGCACTACCGCCTCTAGAACCTAACAACGCTCTTAACGCTTGTGTACCAAACTGTTTAGCATAGTTAGTCAGTGTAGTGCTGTCAAAGCCAAGAGACTGTGCAGCTTGGATGTCTGCGCCAGAAGACAAGACAATGTTACCATTAGCGTCTTGAATTATGTCTCCAAGCTCGCCGGGTATAATGTTAGGGTTACCGCCCATATTAAAGTCTTCACCTGTGCTGCTAAATATGCCGCCCATGTTAAAGTCTTCGCCAGTAGTATTAAATAGCTCGTCCATACCTGCACTTCCTGTATTTGTTTGATTAAATAATCCTGCTCCTGCATCTACGGCTGCATTGACACCTGAACTAATACCCGCACCAGTAACACCTGAGATTAAACCTGTTACTGGGTCTCTTCCAGACAGTACTGCACTTGTTGTACCAGAAGCGCCACCTTGTGCTAAATTACCAGCTAACTGTGAGCCTGTCTCTCCTGCTACTGCGCCACCAACTTGACCGCCTACCTGACCAGCAGCGTATGATATTGCCGCATCCCTAGCAATGTCTTCTATGTCGTTTCCTTGTGCTGCAGAAATACCAGCACTCGCCACTGCTGCTCCTGCGGGACCACCAACATAGTAAGCCCCTAGTTTGATGGCTGTGTTAACAGGGTCATCAATAACTGGTTGAATGACTGCATTGTCAATAACTTCACCAGCATCACCGATAAAGCCACCAACATCTTCTACAGCGCCTAATAGACCACCATCACCACCTGAAGTACCTAGTACATCAGAGATTGGGTCTGTTATTGCCGATACAAATCCGCCTCCGCCACCCATTATTTAAACTCCAGTGACCATGCAAAGGATTTACCCTTCTTCTTTACTTCTACAGGTAAGTTCATCTTTTGCATCATTGTTATTAACTTATAGTTATCTGTTTCAGATACTAGCTTCTTAATACCAGCTTTCTTTACAGCATCAATACCGACCTTCATTGCGCCTAACAGCATATTAGGAGTATCTAGTGTATACATATGCACTTCTAATACGCCGGGTTCTTTACGCACACCGACAAACACAGTGTTGTTGTGTCTAACAACTACTGCTTTATTCTGTTGAATCAAGATAGCTAAACCTTTAAAGAACTTGTCTTCTTGTTTGGTAAAGCCACCACGCTCTAGGTCTTTACGGATAATCTCCGTAGCAGACATCTGTTTGTCGATAATCTCTGCCATATTAGTATGTACCGCCATCAACAGTAGCAGTAAATGTTCCTGATACCGTTAAGTTCACCGCTGTAGCAGTACCAGTTAACGCAGGGCTTGCTAAGTCAGCTTTGGTGCTTACAGCAGTAGCAAGATTGTTAAACTCAGTATCGAACTCTGAACCACGAATAATCTTATTTGTGTTACCAGTCGGTAACGAATCTTTAGCGGTAAAGTTAGTTGTTTTTGTGTAATTAGACACGATTAAGCCACCCTTCCTAATTTAATATAGGCATCTAGTTTCTGAACTGAAACTGAATTGCCATTAATATCACACTCTAATCCAATCTGTAATACTCGTCCTGTTCCTGAAGTAGGTACATCTAACTTACTAATAACAGCACCACCAGCGTATTTACCGATATTGTATTCAGCAATACCGTATTCAGAGATTGTTGCAGCATCTAGTGTTCTGATTTCTGATTCGTAAGTGCCTTCGTAATCAAAATCCCACTTAATTGCCACTGTTTGGTCAGCACCGCCAATGATATAGAAGTCAGCCTTCTTAAATATCTTTAGTGTTGTCGGTGTCTGATAATCAAAATAGTTGGTATAATAAGACATGGAATAATCAACCCCATTGTCCTGATAACCAGTATACTCACCGACATAACCAGCTAACCCTAAATACAGTTCTTTATCCTTTGTTAGTGCAAACGAATACGGCACTAAACCAGACCATGTTGTAGTTCTTGCTGCACCATCTTGCATCATTACTCGTGTATCAAAACAATACACAATTGACTGTGATGGGAACGACAGCAAGTAAAACGCATCTGTAGGGCTGTAGATGGCTTTAATGTTTGTTACTAACTCACCATTTACATACGCTAATAAATCATCACGGACATTCTTAGACAAGTCCCTAAACGGTGCAGACTTCTCCTGAATGGTTCTTGCTAACGACCTTACACCTGTATCAGACAAGAAGATAACATCTGTGCCAGTTGTCTGTACTGAGTCTCTAGCAAGACAACCAACCCCAGTAACTACATCAGACAACGCCATTGTTGATGGGTCTTGTGCGCCAGCATAGACAACAATGTGTCGTGTGCAAAAGATAATTAAGAACCCATTGTGGGATGCTAATGCTACGATTGGGTCTCCATCACCAACTACTTCAGAAATATCTAAACGACCTGAAGTGCCTGTTCTATAATTCGTTGCATCTAACAAATCAGTAAAGTACACTGTTTGTTTGTCGGCAGCAATATCAGCTACCCAAGTTCTTCCATATGCTGCAATAGCACAATTAGGAGTAAAGGAAGCGGTTGTATACGCCCCCGGTAGTGTTCCTAAATCGCCTAACTGTTGAAAGCCAAAAGCACTGGTTAAGTAGTTTAATAACAAGACAGGATGACCTGCTTGCACTACTGTAGCGTATGCTTTAGTCTCTGTTATCTGCTGTATGTTAGCGACCTGCCAATGGCTATCTGTAATCGTATAAGACACATTAGCGGAGTCAGCAGCATTGCGTACATTCTTAAGAGCTAACGCACCTGATTCTTCTATAAACAGTTTGTTGTTACCAGCAGCAAACAGGACTGTATTGTTATCTGGTCCTCTGACATCTGCGATTGTCTTTACAACAGCAGTAGACAAATCAGCGTTAGTGGCGTGGACATTGTCCCAGCCCTTACGAGAACCGATACGACCAAACTTGTCGATAACGCAGTTATTAGCAACTAAGGCAAAGCCAGACTCTAGGGTTACGCTACTGTCCTGCGTATTTAACCCCATGAAGCCGGGTGCGGCGATAGTCGCTGCTTGTAGTGGCTTGCTCAACTTGGAACCCAGTTCGTATCTTCAAGATAACGATTAGACTCTAAAGAGATATAATCCGCCATCAAGTTACGAGCTAAAGCGTATGCTTCAGAGGACTGTAATCCACCGTCTTCACCACGCTCTACCAATGCTCTTGCGTAGGCGTTCAGAATCACGACATCAGCAGGAACCTTAATTACAGTGCCATCTGCTGATAATGTTGCTTGTGGTTTAAACACATTAAACTTAATGCTGTAGACACCGTCAGGGACTGGGAAGAGACGCACATTGGTGTCTCCGTTGCCGTCCTGTCCTACGAAGTTATAATAAGTAGGAGAACCAGCCTGTGGGCTTGTGACTAAGAACTGTAAATTCATCCACCGAGTAGGGGCTAAACGCAGTTCACTGTCTTTGGTATCGTTAAGTACATCCACTACTTTAAAGCGTACACCGGTATCCGCTAACGAATACGATGAAGTATTAGCGACAGTAGCTACGGTAATTGTGTCGTATAGAGCATTCCAATTGTAAGCAGACTCAACCGATGTCTTTGCATCGTTGATAAATTCACCAATTAGTTTAGAATAGGCAGTAGCGCTAACAGTAGCAACTTCGGTTTCTCGTAACCGTCGTAGCACACTATTGACTGCTTGTAGGTAAGTCGTTGCCATAATGTTCCTTAGTTTAACACAGTTTTAACTCTGTGTCAAGAGTTATTTTAACAATCCCATTTCTTTAATGCTAATGCTTTACGAGTAGGTCTACCTTTCTCGTCCTTCATTGGACCTTTAACGCCTCCCATCCTTGCACAGAAGCTCTTTCGTCTTCCAGCCGCTTTAGGGGACTTTGCAGCCTCTTTAGCCGAAACTGGGGGTTTAAGGTCAGCGCCTTCAGTTCGCTTGAAATAAGCCCTTCCTTTGGCGTTTAAACCGCCTTTGGGATTCTGATATACCTTCTTTACCATTATTTCTTCTTCTTAGCTGTTTTAGCAGACTCGATAAAGGCTGTAGCGGTAGGAGCGCCTTTGCTGCCTACCTTCCGCATCCTCTCGCCAGAACCCGCCTTGATACGACGGCGTTTAGCGGCGATATTGGCATAGAGACCCGGCTTAGTAGCCACGCATAGCTCCCATCTTCTTCATGGGTTTAGCAACGACTTTAGCGCCAGTCTTCTTAGCGTATGTCTTTGCTTCTTTCTTACCCTTTGTTGTGTAAGGGAATTTCTTGTCTTTGACCATTGGCATATTACTTACCTTTCTTCTTTTGTTTAACTTTAGCGGTTGCTAAAGAAATTGCTACGGCTTGCTTCTGAGGACGACCTTCTTTGACTAGCTTTGATATATTCTTACTGATTGTCTTCTGTGATTTACCTTTAGCGAGTGGCATTGTTATACTCCATGCGGTGTTGTGGTTTTGTATTCCTGCTCAAAAGTAGCAATAACACTAACAGCAGAGCCAGCTTCTGATTTTACTCTAAGTTCATCACCTTCTTCAAAGAAGATGTATGATGAGCCGTTGAGATGTAAATATGTTTTAGATGCTAAATTATATTCTAATAATATAATGACTTCAGTATTGGCACTACTATCATACCACCAAACACTAAAGTTCTTGGTGTTACCACCAGAGTTGTGTGCATAGAGCGTATAAAACCGAGCAGTGTGCTGCCGTGGTACAGTGTACAGCGTTGTTAAGGTATCTGCGGTAAGGTTTTTACCGACTGAGATTTCTCTCATTTAAGTACTATCGTTAACAAGGTTATAATAATAAAACCAGCAGTTCCAATCAGAATCTGCTCTAGTCTCTTTAGACGAGCATGAATCTGTTCGTAGCGAACTTTACAGACTTCTTCGTGGCTTAGGAGTTTTAATTCAGCTTCAGTCATACAGCCTCGCTAGGAAAGGATAAGTCTAACGCAATCAATTGCTCTACAGTCGTTACCGCAGCAATCGCTGTCTCTAACTCACTTGCTTTAGCGACAACCGAAGCACGATAGGTAGCGACAGAACTAGGAATATCTGCATTTCTCTCAGCTTTGCGAATTACCATCCAATCAGTCTGTGCAAGGATAGAGCCAGCCGTAGTCTTTACTTGAGAAATAAAGTTAGATTTTAATCCTTTGGTTGTGTATTCTTTTTCATCTACTGTCTCAGTAACATCTTCTAATGCTTTAGGATTATTGATGTTTCCATCCCAATAGAATCTATCGTCTGCACGAACAGCATCAGCTTCCCATACTAGACCGATAGCAGACTTATCTTCCTCAGATGCTAGACGAATCC